AAGATATTTCAAAAATACTTTTTTTCTTAACCTCTGCTTTCAACATATCCTTTAAAATTCTAGACATATTCATGTTATTAAATCTTTTCTGTATTTCCAGTGCCTGTTCTTTATGTTCCAGTTCATCAGTTTCAATCATCCATTCACGGGAAATGACAGATTCATTCATTAATTCTATCGCTGATTTAATATCCATGTCTTTTAACATCCGCTTTACTAAATCGTCTGTCAGTTCTCCTGAAACGGAAGAACTTCCTAAACTTATTATTTCTTTTACCAGCTTACTTGCTGCCGCTTTCATAAAATCCATTTTATACTCCTATAAATTTTTTCTCATAGCTAATAAACATTTTATTTAGTTCATTTACAACAATCCCGGCATAACTGCACACATCAACTGCATCATCATGTGCAGCATTTGGGAATTTTATCAGCTGTTCTTCTAAATCTAATAATTTAGGTAAATTCTGATAAAAATATACTTTCCCTGCTTCAAACATTACTGAAATAGCCAATGCTCTCGTTGTCTTATCTACATCAGCTATTAATTCCTTTAATGCTATTCCTTCTCTTTCTGCCTGTTGTATTATCCCTATTCCGGACTGTTTAGTCTCTATAGCCTGAAATTTTAAAAATCCATCATATTTTAGTCTATACTGTTTTATTGTTGTCCATTGATCCGGGACTTCTATCTTATCTAAAAATAAATCAATCAGATACAAATTATATTCCCTGTCACAAGCCCATGTTGCTATTGCAGTCGAGTCACTGCTCTTCTTTACTGTCAGAGCCGTGTCTATTGTCTGAAAAGCAAAACATTCTCTTGTATCTATTCTTTTTGTTCCTGTGGCTGTGGCTATTTCAATATATCTATTTTCTATTACTTTAAAGTACTGGAAATACTGTCTTTTAAAAAGACCGCCATCTTCTGCCTGTGGCCGTTGCTGATAAAGGGAAATAAACTCTCGCTCTCCTATAGCTTTCTTGATTGATTCCAATTCTTTTAAAGAATATCTTTCTGGCCACAATGCTTCTCCTGGTTCTCTTCCAAGAATATCATTCTCTTCAGATATGGCAGGTAAAACTATAGCTTCAAATAATTCTCCTGTTCCTGCTTGCATCTCCTTAATAATTCGGCCAACTAAATCATCATCATGCCATCTTGTCTGAATTATAATAATCCCACCGCCGGGAGCAAGTCTTGTACGGATTGTAGACTGATACCAGCTCCAAACTTTATCCCTTTGTACTTTAGAATTAGCATCTTCTCTATTTTTAAAAGGATCATCTATTATTGCAATATGTGCTCCTTTACCAGTTGCTGAACCACCAACTCCTGTACTGACAACAGAACCCCTATGCATATTTATTCCCCAGTTAGACCCTGCTGATTTATCTCTGTCAAGTTCATTGTCAAATACTTTTGTCCCATTTTTATTATGCTTTTTGTATGTATCTCTTGCTATTTTCCCAAAATCACTAGCAAGGTCTGCATTATAAGCTGCTATAATTATTTCCCAGTCCGGATTATTTCCAACTACCCACGCTGGCATTTTTTTTGTTGTTGTTTCAGATTTAGAATGACGTGGAGGCATACAGATAAACATCCTAGGAGATTGTCCATCTTCCACTTTATTGACAAACTCCTGAACTTTACTTGTAAGAAATTCTATATGTTTAGCCTTTTTATATCTACCTTCGCCATCGTAAATAAGAAAATCCAGCAGATTTCTTTTTGCTTTTTCTTTCTGTATTTTTCTTTTTAATATCTCATTCTGAAGCTTATTCTTTATTTCCATCTTCCAGATCCTTCATCATTTTTTCAAGCTGTTCATCAGATAATTGCGAAAGATTAATGTCTTCAGATACAGTTATCTTTTGTTCTACTTTCTTATTCTCTGTATATTCTTCAGGAGCTATATTAGACATCAAGTATTTTTGTGCACGAACATCAGGAAGTACTTCTTTTATTATTTTTGTATTTTTTATCTCTCCTGTTTTTTTCCCAATATTTCCAATAACTATATCTTCAGCTTTGGATTCTACATATTTATATCCTGTCGCACTCTTAAACATTGCCTCTTCTACTTGTCCTAATCTTCTTGCAGATCTAAGTGCTTTGTAAAAATGTATATTTTCCTGATAATATTTATAAAATGTGGAAACAGATATTCCTAGTTTTTCTGCTATTTCCTGATTTGTATAAGTAGGTTTCCCATCCTCATTTGTTCTTCTTGCGTACTCAAAGAGCTGTTCCAGCATTTCTCCTGTAAGCTTTGACCTGCTCCCGTTTAAAGGCTCATTCTTTTTTATTCCAGGTTTCAAATCTAGTGGAACATATACAAATTCAGATAAATCATTCCAGTTCTTCCTATTAATATAGTTATTTAAATTCTGAGCAGATATTCCGTATAACTTTGCTATCTGTCTTTTATTTATTTTTTTGTCATCACCCCCAGCTTCATATAACTGAGTCTGATAGTATTGTTTTAATTTTGCCAGTTTCCATGCCTGCATTTTTTTCACCACCTTTATTACAAAAAAAATAAGTCCTCTGAGCTATTTAAAATAACTCAAAGGACTCTCGGTCTCTATGATTAAATTATATCATAAATCAAAGATTTTTCAACTCTAATATATCCCTATGCTTGCATTTGCTTGTATGATACTGTTATCA